CCAAGGTCGCAGCAATTGGTCGGAACGAAGCGGACACTTCGGTCACGCCACGGAGCGCACCATCTGGCCGACGATCGCAGCGACCTTGGTGCCGTAGTCCGGGGCCGGAGCCCACCGGCCACCGAGATCCTCGACGTAGCTGACGCTGCCGAAAGCAGCCGTGCCCGGGGCAACCCACACCGCCCGGGGATCCGGGGTGTCGTCCGGCACCGGCAGACCGCAGTACAGCCGGAGGTGATGGGCGTGGGCCAGCGCGCCCACCCGGGGGTAACCGTCACGGTCGAGCGCAAACCGCGCATGGTCCTCGGGACGGTCCCCGGCCGCATCGCGGATCTTCAACCCGCAGGTGTTCCCGTACGTCGGCATGACCGCGCCGGTGAACTTCCCGAACGCGGTCTCATGGCCGCACTGCGCCGCGAGGACCACCGGGTCCACCCCGGTTTCCCGGCCCGCGTCCCACAGGGCAACGAGCGCCTTCAGGTACCAGGCCGATGTCTTGCCCGCGTAGGACCGCAGCGCCGCGTACGGCAGGCTCGGGGGTGCGATGACGGGGATCACTTGTACCTCACCCGGTCTCCGATTCCGAGGTTGGATTCCGTCCGCCACCGGGGGTTGAGCGCCCGCAGCGCCGCGAGCGTGAGCCCGTACCGCTTCGCTATCGAGGTCAGGGTGTCCCCCTTGATGACGGTGTGGTACATCGCGGCAGGTTTGGGCGGGACCGGTGGTCCGGCCAGCCGGGCCTTCACCCGTGCGCGCATGACAGGCATGGTGAAGCCCCGGGGATCACTCTTGTCGTCGGACCATTCCAGGTGGCCGATCACGGACTGGGACTTCCAGCCGTGGTACCGGCAGACGGCCGCCGACGCGCGCTCGATGGCAAGCAGCTGCGCGGCGGGCCACGGGTCCCTGCCGTCTCCGAGGTTCTCGCACTCGAATCCGTAGAACGAGTGATTCCCGTCGACTCCGTCCAGGTTGCCCCGGCGCGGTACCGGCGGCCGGACCGTGTAGGTCTCCGCCTGCACAGCCGCGAGAACCGCCGGATCCCCGCCCCCGGCGTGATTGGTACGGCCGTAGCCGACAAGGTGGACCACTCCATCCTTGGTGATCACACCGTGGCAGAGCGGGCCGGGCAGGGAGGCATATCCGTCGCGGCACATGGCCACGGTGCTGACCGACCCCCGGGACACGGTGTGATGGATGACTACCCCGGAGACCGGACCCCAGGCTCCGTGCCCGGCGCGGTTGTGGGTCCGCCAGTCCCCCACCTCCACGACCTTCACGCCTTCGGCCCGGAGGATCTCCAGGAACTTCTCTGCGGTGGGCGGGTTAGCCATCACGCTGCCTCTCGGATCGGATCCTTACCACTTGTCCCGCCCGCTTTCTTTGAGGAATGCGTCGCAGCCGAGGACCGTGTATCCGTCATTGATCACCTCGTATGAGTGATCGTATTTAGTCTTGTCCCCCGCCGCTGCACGGCCCGCAGCCGACTGGGAATCCTTGAAGATCCCGTACAACGGGCACAGGGCGCGCTGCCGCTGGGCCGTGTTGTCCGCGCTGAGCTTCTGCGTGAGTTCGTCGATCCGGTGGGTGTTCTCCGCCATGCCGACCCCGATGAAGCCGAGCACCACGGTCAGCACGACGTCCAGCAGCCCGCCGGTGATGACACCGAAAATCAGGCGCCGGTTGGTGCGGGCCGTCCTGGACAGCGAGACGAATTGCCTGCCGCTACGACTGGCCAGCTGGTCCACTTCCTGGTTCAGGCCCGTTGCCAGGCCGATCAGCTGGTCCAGCCGGTCGCCCTTCTCCGGCTGGCCGGGATCCGGGGATCCGGGGATCTTCTGTTCCGTCACGGTCCTGTCCTTCGGTGCGAGCGGATGCTTCGCGGAGCAAGCGGGCCTCTTCCAATAGTCCCTCAGAGAAACGGTCCATGCGGGCCGCCGCCTCACGGAGATCTTTCCGCAGAAGTTCTGCCTCGGCAACGAGCCTGTCCACAGCGCTCATTGGTGCCATTACCATCAACCCCTCCGGACCGCTGCGAGTGCGTCGGCCACAGCCCGGTTCGCGTCCTGGATTGCATGCGCCGCTGCGGCAAGGGTGGTGATGTACTCGGTACGGACCGTTTCATTCAGCTTACGCAGCTCCTCTTCGAGGCGGTCCGCGCGTGCGGTCTCTTTGTCGCCCCGCTGGGTCTCCCGCTGGAACAGCACGCGGACGGCCGCCAGGGCGAGCAGTGCAATGGCGCCGACCGCCCCGTACTGGAGCAGCACACCCTCGATCGAATCAGCCGCCTGGAAGATCGTGATGCTCGCCTCCTCGGCCATCAGCTCAAGAAATATTCGACTTGGTTGAAAGAGATCCAGGCCGGGTCCGTGACCGCGTGCGTGTGATCAGTTCCGCCGCCGGTGTGGGTGTGATGATCCACCTCTGAGATGCTGTGGACGTGGTGGCCGACTTCACTGATGTCGTGTGTGTGGTTGCCCACTGAACCGATACCGTGGACGTGATCGTTCACCTGGGTGATGTCGTGCGTGTGTGCGCCGCCCGCTGACCCGGACGTGATCCCGCCGGTGTTGCCGCCGTGGGAGTGCAGGCCCGCGCCGGAGATGCTGTGGCTGTGCCCGCCGAATGATCCGGTGCCCCCGCCGTGGGAGTGCAGCCCGGCCTGACCGGTGCTTCCCCCGTGGGAGTGCAGCCCGGCCAGGGATGTGGTGCCCGCCCCGTCGGCCGCGCCGGTGGTGGTACCTCCGACCATGTTGACCGCGCCGGACGCCTCGAAGTCGACCATGACCACGTTGCTGCCGCCGGATCCGTTACGGCCACAGATCACGGTGCGCCGGGTGGACGGCCGGTAGTTGACGGGCAAGGCCGAGGCGATCACCGTCCCGGATGCGCGAGCAGCGCCGCCCTGGAGCTGGACCTTCCAGGTCCCGTGATCCCAGATGCGCCGGATCCTGACGTTCCCGTTGCTGTTCCCGTTGTGCGAGAACCCGGCCGCCAGCGTGACGTCTGCCCAGTCGGATTCGGAGAACTGCCCGGCTATCTCGCCGAGCGCTACCAGGTCGGTGCCCTGTTTGATGATCAGGACGATGTCGTCGACCTCGGGCGCGTAGCTGTCGATGTACCGCACACCCGGAATGGCCGTGGTGTCGCCGCTGATGGTGATCGTCAAGGTCGGGGGCGCCGACCCCGTGGCAATAGCGGTGACCGTGCCCTTGCGGATCGTGGCCGGGTCGAAGTCGGTCAGCGTCTGCTTGGCGATCTCCGCAGCGAGCGCGCGGATCTGATCGTTCAGCGCGGCGGCTGCGGCAGCGTCGGCCTGGGCAGCGGCTGCGGCGGCTGCTTCTTCCGGGGTGATCGGGGGATCCTGCGGGACGGACTCGCCGGGTTCCGAGGGGGTGGCCATCGGTGCCTTCCTACGCCAGGTTCCGTTTGGCACGCAGTGTGAGCGACTGCGTGTCGGCCGCCTTCAGCGGGACATTGAAACTGTCGACCGCGTAGAGACCCGACACCCGCGAGCGTTCACGTTCGACCTGCACCACATGGCCCGCCTCGTACGACGGATTCACAATGCCACTGATCGACAGTCCCTGCGAGAACCCCAGCAGGTTACGGAGCAGTTGGTCTGCCGTAGCCTGCGCGTCGTCCTGAATCTTGATCGTCTGGTCAGTGATGAAGGTAGGGACCTCACCGTACGGACCCAGATGGTAGGTCGCGCTAGTCGGTTCCTCGTCCCAGGCCACGGCGCGCACGGCAGGCAGTTCGTCCCCGGGCGATTCTCCGGTGATCACAACCCCGTTGAACCCGGGCTCATCCGTGAAAGTCCGGCGCAAGTTCAGCATGGTGCATCCGTCGCCCTCGATATAGGTGAAATCCGGCGTCGGCAGCGCGTCGATGTCCACCGGCGGAGCGATCACCACCCAACCCTCGACATCGAAATAGAGATCACATCCGAGGGAGGTGGCCAGGTCCGTTGCTGCACCCCACGGATCATTGCCGACGTCGTACAGTTTGGGCGCCGTGGTCACCCGGGTGGTGCCGATCGCGTCGTAGTTCAGATCGGGGAAGGTCCGCGCGAGGATGTCCTGGATGGCAGTGATCAAGTTGGTTCCGACCGGGATCACGTACGGGCTGATGAACTTGTCCCGGCTCACCGTGCGGGAAAGATCATAGGCTTCCAGCGAGATATCCGGGCTGCCGCCGGTGGAGTCATTCACGCTGGAGTTGGCCAGGCGGAACACTCCGAGGGGAAGCACCTCAATGGTCCCGTCGGCGTAGCGCACCCCCCGGTACGGCCGCAGGATCGTCCCGTACGGGGTCAGCAGCGAGTCCGTGGTGGACGGGACCAGCAGGCCGGAGGGATCCACGCACGTGGCCTTGCACGCCCGGCGGGTGGTGGCCGTCCGGTCGCACGTCACTTCCCCGCCGGTGGCGGGCAACCGGACGGTCTGCTGATTGGGGGAGAACACGTCGATGTAGCTGTACACCTCGTGGGACCTGCGGATCTCCGCCAGCAGGCGGTCTGTGGCGCGGGGTGCTGCCATGTCACCACCGCCGCGAGACCGAGGCCAGGGGGGGCGCACCGGCCGGGACGGGGTCCGTCACCGGCGGGGCTTCGAAGGCCGTGAAGTAGTTGGCCACGTACTGCTGCCACAGCCGGGGACGTTCCAGGCGGGCACGGCGCAGGCAGGTCGCCCGGTCCGCGTCCATGACCACCACCCGGAAGCCGCGCCGCGCGTACCATTCCCGGTCGGCCCGCTTGGGCGCACCCAGGACCACCCAGAGATCCACGTCCTTGCGTCCCAGCCAGGTGCGCAGCACTGCGTCCCGTGCCTCGTAGACATAGCGCTTGAGCGCGGCCGGGTGGCTGTAGTAGTCGTCCCCGCCGACCGCATACATCAGCGCGTCGAAGTCCACCACAAGATCCCCGGTGTCCTTGTGGTGGGCCACGTAGTAGTTCTTCCCGGAGCAGGGCGGGCCTGCGACCAGCGTTGCGGTCACGGTCACCAGCGGAACCCTTTCTGGATCCGGCGCAGCACGAACACCGCGCCCGCGACACCTCCGATGACGACACTGCCCACTGCGATCAAAACGGTGATCATAGCTCTGCTTTCACCTGCACGAATGTGATCTTGAAGAACCTGATCGGATTGGTGAACCGCTGACCGGTGTACTGGATCGAGGCATTCAGGTCACCCACCGGCCGGACCCACCATGCATGGTCCACGGGAGACTGAAGGAAGAGCGTCCGGTTCTCCCGGAGTTTGGCCCGGAGCTGTGCGTGTTCCTCGCGGTTCAGGACCAGGGTCAGCTCGAACGCGTCGCCCTTGTACCCTTCCGTGAGAACGACCGGGTAGTCCTCCCCGAGCGGCTGGAAGACCACGGACGTATTGGTGGTGCCGACCGTGACCGGACCGGCGGGGACGTGCACCCGCAGCGTCATGGCCCATGCGGACGTCAGATCCTTCAGCCACCACTCGCGCGCGGTCAGCGAGACCTCGTCACTGTCCGGCCCGTAGCCGGAGACGAAGCGGTCACCCTGGAGTCCGTAGCTCACGGTCTGCGCGCGGTACTTCCGGCGCTGAAGGGGGATCACCGTGTGATCCGTGTACGTCATGATCCCGGACAACGGATCGAACGCGGGCGGATTGACGAGCTGGCCGGGCAGGTCCGACCAGGCGCCGTATCCGCTGCCGTCATCGTCCGCGTACTGGAGCATGGGCCGGGACCACACGGGGTGGGTGGACCGGCCGGTTCCGTTGCGCCACACCGTGGTGTCCCCGAGCATGATCCCGATGCGGTCGAAGTAGACGAAGTCCCCGATCTGCCGGTCGGTCACGGAGACCTCACCCTTGATCCGGGTGGTCCCGTCCGGGATGCTCATGGCCGCAGAGGAGACGGCCCACACCGATGTCCCGAAGGGGGCGCCCTGTGCCGTCTGCGAGGAGATCAGCTGGTTGGCCCGGTAGAAGTACAGGGTGAGGTACGGGGTCCCGGCAGTCGACCCGATGAAGGAGGAGAGGAAGGTCACCCGGGCCCCTGCCCGCTCCATGATCGCGGTGTCGATGGCAGAGATCTCGATGGCGTCGGGCATGGTCCCCACGGTCAGGCCGGACGTCAGCGGTACGGCCGGTTTGACCATGCCGATCCACGAGGCCGCGCTGCCGATCGACGTACCGGACCCCGGGGTGAAGGCAGCTGTTACCGAGGTGGACCCGGCTGCCACGACACCGTTGCTGTCGTAGATCCCGGTGGACATCCAGGGGCTGGAAGATCCCACGGTTTCGTCCACGCGTTCGGTCTCGTTCGCACCGGCGGCCGGAGGCGAAGGCAAGGACTTGATCAGCCCGATCCAGGACCCGGCCGCGTAGTACGACCGGCTCAGGGTGGCCGACCGGCTGTGCGACCCGGTACCCACCGGACCGTTGCTGTCCGAGATGCTGACCGAGGACGTCCGGTAGGAGTAGTAGCTGATCGCGTACTCCTCCGTCTCGTCATCGCGTTCGGAGATCTCCGAGGACGACCAGGACGCGTAGTAGTCCCCGGAAGCACCGAACACCGCGACACGCCACGACCTGCTGTCAGTGTTGGTCACCGTGGCCGTGGTGATCGAGTTGCCGGATCCGGAGGTGGACGTGCCTTCGGCCACGAACTGATTCGCGGCCGTGTCGCAGTTCCGGTAGGCGGTCACCACGGTGATCAGTGGCTTCACGGTGGCGGACAGGGTGCCTGCCCAGGACGTCGGTTCACTGGCCCCGGCGGTCCGCTTGAGCACGGCGGTCCGGCTGGCCGCGAACGAGTCGGTGGACGTGAACTGCTGCACGATGGTCCACCCCGACGGGGCGGTCACCGTGGCGATCACTGAATCGCTGATGTTGAGAGCCGCGATCATCAGATCCCCGGACACCACACCGGAGGGCTTGTTGATCGTGTAGGACGTGGTACCGGATGTGCTGGACCATGCCGTTCCCCGGCCGACGTAGCTGATCGCGGGAACCGAGCTGGGGGGCTGGACGTTGGCCACCATCGTCCCGCCGGTGACATCGTCGCTGAACGCGAACGCAGCCACCCGCCATGCGTTGGCGTCCGTGTTATTGATCACGGCGGACGTGAGGTAGAGCGGGGTGTCGGCCGCACGGGTCAGCACGTTCTCCGCGATGAACTGCTGTGAAGCGTCGGCCGCGCCGCTGTACGAGATCACCCGTGCGTTGCGCCGGGTGCTCGATGCGGACAGCGAGCCATCTGTCCAGGTGGACGGCTCGGATCCGCCCGCCGTCCTCTTGAGCACGAACAGCGCGGTGTCCGTGCTGCCGTCATCCACCGATGCGGTGTTGACCGTGGTCCACCCGGCCGGGGGCGTGATCGTGCCGTGCTGGGACGACGTGACGAACGCCAGCATCAGATCACCGGTAGTGATCCCGGCAGGCTTGTTCAGGGTGAAGTCCGTACCGGCGGACGTGCTGTTGAAGTTCGCGCCGGTCGCGCGGAAGGCCAGCGACGGAGTGATCCCGTTGTAGGTCAGCCGCTTGGTCTGGAAACCGTGCGCGCCGGTGCCGGTGGGTGTGACACGGGAGATCGAGGATCCGGAGCCCGCGATCCAGTTCGTGCCTACCGGGTCTTCGCCGGTGGCGCTGAAGCTGTCCAGGATGTTCCGCGAGTTGTGGCCCCCGTCGGACCACAGCGCGTTCGCCCCGTACATGAGACCGACGTGATCCACACTGTGGACCTCTGCGTTCGCCGAAGAAACGATCTCCAGCTCCACCCTGGCCCATACCGTCCCGGCCGGGCTGTTTCCGGTGACCGTGGCTTCCTTCCATGTGGACGTGCTGTCCGTGCCGGATGCGGTCAAGGTCCCGGCCAGGGCGGTGAACGCGATGTCGTAGAACAAGATCCGGATGTTGAAGGTCCGCCCGGTGGCCACGGCCCGCAGCTGTGCGCGCGCGGTGAGCGGGGACAGGGCGGAGCACCGCACATAGGTGGTGCGCACGGACATGGTGGCCGCCGACGAGGCGGTCATCTTCCCGGATGCCACCCCGGCGTAGTACACCGACGTGTCCTGAGTGATCGCGCAGTTCGTGGTGACGTACTCCAGCCCGTCGGTCATCGTCTCGAAGTCCGCCTGTTGCACAGACAAGAGGTTCGAGCTGTCCCGCAGGGTGAGCGCCACGGCGGAACGGAACGAGTCCGGGACCACGGAGACCACCCCGATTCCTGGTGTACCGGAGACCGTGTTGTCGTCCGACGGGACACCCGGGGACGGGCCCTGGACGGAGAACGCCCTGCCGACCCAGATGCTCTTGGCCAGGAAGCTGGAGTACACCCGCACGTAGGCGTAGTAGTCGTCCGAGTTGAGCGACGTCGGAAGGATCACTGACGTCGTGTCACCGGTGACGTCGGCCTGGTACACCGGATCCGTGGTGTCCGGGTTGAACGATGAGTCGGCCACCTGGATCGACGTATAGATCTTGTATGCAGCCTTGGCCTGAAGGTCGCCGTCCGCCTGCGCGTAGGTCCAGGAGATCGTCGGGGACGGGGTCAGCACGGTGCCGGTCGGTGCGTCCACGGTCACGGTCGGGCGCACGCGGTAGTTGATCACCACGAAGACCTTGTACACCCGGATGCAGTCAGAGATCCCGGAATAGCTGAAGACCTGGCAAAGGATCTTGTTCAGACGGTGGATGTCCCACGGATGGCCCAGGGGGTCGCGCTGGTACGTCGCGATCTCGTAATCGGAGATCGTCGTGGTGGGGTAGATCGTGCGCGAGGTGAAACGTGAGGGGTCGTCCGTGGCGAGCACATTGACCGTGATCGACCGGGACCCGCCGCCCACCTTGGCGCACCGGATCTTGATAGTCACGGACGTGATGACCGCGCCGTCGGGAACGGTGCTGATGTCGACCGGGAACCGTACGCAGGCACGCCCCTTGTGCGGGGGATTCTTGCAGTACTTGGTGTCATCATCGTTGTTCCAGCAATGGAACAGGCGGGACACGGCGGAGCCGATCAGGGTCCAGCCCTCGTTGCGGAAATCGTCGGTGCAGATGTGATTAAGGGCGGTCATCAGTTGCGCCTCCCTGTCCCCTGCTCAAGGGCCATCCGCAGCCGGTCCGGCAGCTCACTGAACAATTTGTCCACGGCTGCCGGGGTGGCGCCGCGTGCATCGATGCTGACCGGAATCGTAATGGTGTTCCCGCCGCCGCGTGCCTCCAGGGCGTCCAGGGGCTGGATCGTCTCGCCGCCGCGTGTGTGCAGGAGCTCGATGCCCTTGTCCCCCACAACGTTCCATCCGGGAGCCGCCGACTGCGTGCCCCGGCCGTACCAGTGCGGAGACCTGCCGAGCCACTTCGAGTACGCGGCGGACGGGGAGCCGTAGACCGATTTGATGTACCCCTCGCCCCATTTGATCTGCGTGGTGGCGTTGGTCTTGTAGTCGGCCCCGGCGCTGGCCATCTTGCTGCCGGGCAGCGCTTGCGGGATGCCCAGGGCCCCCGAGCTGGGGTTGACCGCCTTGTAGTTCCACCCCGATTCGCCCTGCCACAGTTTCTGGAGAGAGGGCCATTGGGAAGCGGCCCATCCGTAGGTGGACAGCATGGCCTTCGCGGTTGCCTGCGCCGCGCCGGACGTAGCGCCGCTCTCGACCGCCGGGAGGAACCCGTACTTGGCCGTGAACATTCCGTCGCTGGCGCCGCGTGCGCCGGACCCGACGCGCACCCCGGCGCCGCCGGACGATTCGACATTGACCCCGTTCAGGGTCCCGGCCGTGTGGCCCACACCGGCGTTGGTGATCCCGATGGTGAACGGCGACTTGGCGGAGAGCTTCCACCCGGGGGGCGCGGTGCCTCCGCTGAATGCTCCGGTGGCCCACCGGCGGTGAGGCTTTTCACCCCGGATAACCGACTCAATTGCGGACATAAACCCCGAGCAGTCCCAGGAAGGATTTCCGTTTCCTCCCCACTGGTACGGCTTGCCCACCTGTGTCCGTGCCCAGGCCAGTCCGGCCGCCGAGTCCCCGCCGCCGACGTCGGGCGCGATGTCGTGGCCCTTCACCCAGTCCTTGATCGTGGTGGCAATCTTGTCGATCATCCCGGTGCCGAGCGATTCCATCATGCTGCCACTGCCGGGAACCGCAGCCTTGACCGCCTCCTTGCCCAGCTTGGCCACCCCGTCCACAGCCGCGCCGAAGGGCCCGCTGATCGCGCCGAGCGCCAGGGACTTGAGCGCGTTCAGCGCATTACCGATGATCCCGTCCGGCACGAGGTCCGGGCCGACATTCGGGCCGATGCCGGTACCGAAGATCCCGCCGCCGTCATCAAAGTCTTTCTTGCCGTACAGCCGCACCTTCGCGCCGCCCATGGCCTGGCTGCGGAGCTTGGCCACAGCCTCATGGCCACCGGCGCCCGCGACCTCCTGCCGGGTCCACACGTGCTCGCCGGGGTGGACCTTGGCAAGGAACCCGTCCTGGGATCCGTTGCCGGTCGGCCCGCCTTCCTTGAACTGGGGCAGCGTGAAATTGCTGAGCGTCGGTGCACCGAAGGCACCGGCCACGATGTTCCAGAGCTTGACGATGCCATTGTTGTACACCACATCCACTACCGCCTGGATGGGCTTCCGGACAAGATCGCGAACCTTGTCCCAGGCGGCGCCCAGTGCGGACGCCCCCTTGGAGAAAGCATCTGGAATGGTCTTCGTGAAGAGCGCCGCAACCGGATCCCAGAAGGTATGCAGGAGCCAGGTCGACCCGGCGGAGAAGATCCCCTGAATCGTTGCCCAGAAAGAGGTAGCTGTGCCGGTGACGGCCGCCGTCACCGTGCTGAAAGCCGCCTGAATCGCTGCCCAGGCCGCATTCCACACAGCCTTGACCGCGTTCAGGAACGCGTCCACCGCCGCCTTGAATGCCGCTACCCAGGCGTTGAAGACCGCCATGATCGCCGCAGTGATCGTGGAGAAGACCGTCTGGACCGCCGTCCACACCGTGGTCCACACGGCCTGGCACGCTGCGAGGAAGGTCGTGAAGACCGTGCGGAGTGCATTCCAGGCTGTGGTGGCGATGCTCTGGATCATGGCCCACAGGGAGGTCCACAGCGCGGTGAAGACCCCGGCAAAGGCGGTGTACACGGCAGTGATCACGCCGAGGAATCCCTGCCAAGCGGTGGTGATCACATTCCAGACGGCTGCTGCCGCATCCTTGACCGCGTTCCAGGCCAGGCTCCAATGCCCGGTGAAAATCGCGGTGAAGACCAGGAACAGTGCGGTGATCACGGACCACAGGGCCGACCAGGCAGCGGCGATCGTATTCCAGATGGCCGAGGCAATTGCCACGATGACATTCCAGAAACCGCCGAAGATCGCTCCGAACACGGAGGTGAACACACCGAAGATCCCGGAGACCACCGACCAGAGAACCTGCCAGGCGCCGGTAATGACTGACCAGGCGATCTGCGCCGCTCCGATGATCACGGACAGGAAGATCTGGAAAGCGCCGCTGATGACCGACCAGGCAACCTGAGCTATCCCGGTGATCGTCGTCCAGAGAATGTTCCATGCACCGGACAGCACGGCCCACGCCAGCGTCGCCACGGCGGAGATGGCCGTCCACCCGTCCCGGAACTGCCCGCCGAACACAGACCAAAATGCATTCCACACCGTGGTAAAGAATCCCCATACCGCCGACCATGCGGCTTGCAAGGAATTCCAGATGTTCATGGCGGAGAGCTGAAGCTCCGGCCATACCTTGGTCCACATGTCCCGGATGGGCTGGATCACCGCGTTGAACTTCCCGGCCAGGAAATCCCAGGTGGCATTCCACGCTGTGATCATCCATCCCGAGAACGCCGACCATGCAAGCTTCAGCGCATCCCACACCACGAAGGCCGCGACCTTGATCCCGTCCCAGATCTCGGACCAGTGCTTGGCCAGGAAGATCAGCAGACCGATCGGCCCCATAAAAGCGAGGAGCAGCTGCCCCCAGCCGTGAGTCAGGAAGTCCCAGACCGCGAGGGCCGACGTCTTGATCGCGTTCCAGGTGGCGAACCACGCGGTCTTGATCGCCGACCATACGGTGTCCCAGTACTTGACCAGGAAGAACAGGCCGACACCGAGCGCGATGATCGCCAGGATAACGGCGCCGATGGTGAGGGCTGCGCCGACCATCAACAGGAGCATGGGTGAGGCAGCCATCGTCATAGCCGTGGTGGCAACAGCGGAAATGAATGCCCAGGCCGCGTAGAGTTTGAGTGCCGTGGACCAGATAATAAACCCGTACGCCATGGCCTGGAGCAGACCCGGCGGGAATGACGCCAGCACCTTCAGCAGCGTTCCGAGGACGATGAAGGCGTTCTGGCTCATCCCCCCGGCGGCTTTGCCAATGTTGGCCAGGGACGTCCCCAGGTCTTTTGCCACCCCGAGCAGCGCACCCTTGTTGGCCGCGAGCCAGGCAAGGAAGCGCTGGAATCCGCCGCCCTCAGCCCACCCCTTGAAAGCCTTCATGACATTGATCAGCCATGTGGTGAATGCCGCACCCAGCGGAGCCGTGTCCCGCATGCCGATCCCGAGCGCGCCGAACAGGTACCGGATCGCGTCCACGAAGCCGTGCAGGGCCGGGATGCCGTAGGTCTTCACGAATGTCAGGAAGCGGTCGAGGCCGCCGTCCGTGACCCACTTCTTCGTGAGGTTTGCTACCCGCTGGATTTCCGGGGAGATGGCCCCGATCAGGCTGCCGAGTTTGGGGAGCGCCGCCATGAAAGCCTCAAGCATGGTGGTGGCGGGCTTCAGGGTGAACTTTGCGTTCTCGTTGTTGAAATCGATGATGGCGACTTTGGCATTGTCGTACGCCCGGCCGAAAGCCTCCTGAACCGGGGGCAGGTCCTTCAGGGCCTTCTCATGGGCCCTCTCCGCCAGGGTGACCTTCTCCACAGCCTTGGTGTAGGCCTTGGTCCCCTTTGCCGTGTTGTCCAGCGCGTTCTGGGCCGTCTGCAACTTGCTGGCCGTCAGGGCCACGGCAGAGCCCTGCCCCACAGTCGCTTTGATGGCCCCCTTCATGGCGATGCCGAAGATTCCGACGGCGGCTCCGGCGCCGACCATGGCAGACCCGGCCGCCGCGCCGATCCCCAGCAGCCCGCCCGCAATGGGGATCAGCGCGGGGCCCAGCGCGAGGACGGTCGACACGAGATCCTTCATGCCCGGCTTGAGCGCGTTCGATGATTTGGTCAGCGCGTTCATCGAGCCGTCCAGGCGCGAGATGTCCGACCGCGCCTGCCGCATCGCATCGCCGTTGTACGTGGAGTTCATGCGGAACATCAGGCTAGTGATCGTGGCCATCCGGCTCACCGTCCTCTGTTCCGGCGCTCATGGTCTCCGGATCCTGGCTGCTCACGGAACGGAGGACTTCGGACGGCCGGGGGTACTTCTCCGGCTTCGGCACCGGGTTCTTCCGGTGCTTCTTGTCCGTGAAGTGCGCCGCGCCGAGCAGGTGATTCGCGCGCTGAAGTTGCTCATGCAGCGCGGCCAAGGTCTCGTCCCCGTAGCCGTTGCCGAGGGGACCGGCGTGCCGCTCGTACGCCCTCCACTCAGCCAGCTCCAGTGACGAGATCCTGTCCAGCATTTCCCCTACCGTCCCGATCTTGAGATGACCTGCTAGCCGGAAGTAGAATCCCCGCTCGGGCCGCCGTCGAAATCCTCCGTCAGCTCGTCGATGTCCGACTCGGTCAGCCCGTTCATCTCCTGGCACTTGTCGAACACGCGGGAGATGGCCAGCGCCGACCGGCCGCCGATCATCTTCGCATCACCTGCGTTGAAGATCCGGTTACCCTGATCGTCCACGGCGCACTGGATGATCAGCCGCGCACGGAAGTTCTCCAGGTTGGGCTTCTTGCTGTTGCCGCGCGGCTGCATGGACGCCTCGAAGCGGTCGCGCTCCGTGCCGGTCATGCCCTTGAGCTTGAGCACCCACTTCTCAGGTTCCGGGTCACCCTCCGGGGCCCACTCGGGTACGGGGATCTCGCCGTACTGCTCGTCACGGGCCTTGGCAACATCATCTCGGCCGAAGGTCGGCATAGTGACTGTTCCTCTCGTCTGCGGGTCCCTGCGGGTCCGAAGGGACCGGGTGACCCGCAAGAGCCCCGGCCCCTCCAGTTTCTGTGATCTTACCTAGCGTCCGATGGAAGCCCGGGAGATCGTGCGTGCTGCATCCTCGAAGATGTCCGTCAGGCGGCGCTCGACCATCTGTTCGCCGTCCTCGATCGTTGCCCGGAACCACGATCCGCCGGTCTCCTGCAACACCCATTCGTGCCGGTTGCCGTACACCGGGTGGCGCCAGCCCTTCTGCATATCCAGGTAGGCCGGAATGTTCGTCTCGTCCTTGTGGTTCATGGATGAGGTGATGATCACCCCACCGGCGGTGAGCTTGGTGCCAACACCCTTGGCCACCCGGGCACGCAGACCGCTGTGTCTGGTGGTGTGAGTAGCGATGTTCATGACTTCCTGTTGAGCACGCCGGGCCAGCACGTCGGACGCGTCCCGCAGCTCCGCGCGGAACCGGTCCCCGAGTGCCTTGTCCTCCGCGTCCAGAGCTGCCGCTACCCGCTTCCATTCCGGACCGGTGGTCACGGTAAAGATCGCGCGGCCGGGGGTTGGACTGCGTGCCATGGTCAGCCACCTTCATCGATCTTCCGGCGGATGGCCACGACGGCTGCCACCCACGCCACCTGAGTGCGGTCCGGCAGGTCGTCCCACTGCGGCATGTCCCGGCCGTCGAAGGTCTTGCCGCCGGTGTGATCCGCGTACCCGTCGTACCCGGCGCGCGCCACATCGAGGGCGGACGGCCGGGACCCCGGCGCGTCGCGGGCAATGAGCGGCATCAGGCGAACGCCTCTGTGATCCCGGTCCGCTGCGTCGGGAAGGTCACCTCGGTCTCGGAGAGGTCGCCGACCGACCCGGACAGCGGCTGGTACTCCAGCAGAATGCAGGTCGCCGTGTAGCTCGGGTTGGTGGGACCGACCGCTGCGGCCGTCGGCTTCACGATCACCGTGAACTCGGTCTCGTTGGTGTACAGGGGCGAGAGCGTAGCGTTCACCTCTCCAGCCGCGTAGTCCTGCTGGAAGTTGATCACGAAGCTGTCGTCCTTAAGACCTGCTACGCGTTCGCGCCCCTGGCCGCTGAAGTTCGTTGTCTCAACTTCGTCCTTCACAAAATTGATTTCAACCGAACTCGCATGGTCTGAGAGGTTTACGGCGTTTATGGTGACTTGGCAATCGCGTAGGACAATTTTCCCCATGATCAGTTACCTTCCTCGTTGGTGCCCGACATGGGCCCATCACCGCTCGGGGGATCTTCGTCTTCCGGGTCCCCGTCCCAGGGCTTGACGTGCCCGCCCTGGATCAATGCCGCAGCCTGGCCGTCCGTGAGGCACAGCACCACCCGGCCCGGGGCTGCGACGTCACCCACGGCCTTGGGGCCGATCACCTGGTACACCCGGTCCACCGGCTGCTCGCGGCCTGCCTTGACGCCAGCCACGGGGTTCGGAGGAAACTCCTTCTTCTGTGCAGGCGCAGCAGGGCGCGGCTGGATCTCCTCCGCCTTCGCGGGGCCAGCTGATCCCTTGCGCTGCCGGGGTGGGGTCACCGCTCCACCACCGCCATGGTCACTCCAGTGACCGCAACCCCCGTAGTGATCGTCACAAGCCCGGTGGTCGGATCCTGGAATTCCTTGATCAGCGGGATGCGGATCTCGCTCGGAACGATGTTCCCCGCACCGCCACCGGCTGCCAAGGTGTACGCCTTGTCAGCAAAAGCCACGCCGAACGGGTCATTGCCCGGAGTGACTACGGTGATCGTCTTGGATACGGAATCCGTGTTCCGGTATTCCGCCCACACGTTGTTCCCCGGGGCCACGGTGTCCGACGCCGTGGCAGCGGCGAAGGTGGGGCCCGCACCCGTGCTGACGGCCAGGGTCTGCTTGGTCCTGAGAGTCATGATCCATTCTCACTTTCCACTAGTGCGGACGGTGAGCCGCACAATCGCGCCGACATGATCGATTCGTGCGGTCTGGAACTTTCCGCCGTACTCCCGGACGCCTTCCACATGCGCGTCCACTTCGTCGCCGAGACCAAGATCGTGGTTCTCGTAGAAGCACTGGCGTATGGACCGGGGGCCGGATCCCGAGACGTATTGATCGAGGGAGTTCTGTGCCACGGACGCCTCACCTCGCTGCACCAGGATGTAGAGATCGAACCGCCAGGTATCGAGACCCCGGCCCATGGCGCCGTTGAAGTCGGCCGTGTCCCGTGCAGGCATGACCACCATGGCGGGGAGCTGCGCCACGTCCGTCACATCATTGAAACCCCGCATGGTCGGGATCCGGTTCTGGACCGTGTTGTCAATCGCCACGCGGATCTCGGAAAGTGTGGGCACGGGATCATCCTGCCTTGATCGGGTCAATGACGTACCGGGACAATTTGGTGGCCGCCATGATGTTGTCCTTGACCCGGATGGACCCCCACTGATCGGACCCGGCCACCCCGAAGGGTGCGTCCTTGATCTGAAAAGTCGCACCGGCCATGATCCGGCATGCCTGCTCAACCGGGGCCGGAACACCGTCCCATCCCCACTGCGCAGTGATCCGGATCTTCTCACCCCGGGTGAAGACGAGAGACCCGGCGCGGGAAATCCTCCGGTACGGCCAGCCGGACTGCCCGTTCACGACCCCGTTGAGCGGTTCAAGATCGTAGTCTGCGGCCGTCCACACCGTGCCGTAGTCGGTCCCCGATTCGATCACCAGACTTGCAGCCGTCCAGAAATCATCGACGTACGCGTATTCCGCCGTGGTGGCCTTGAAGATCCGCGCAGTCGCCCCGGTCTGCTTGTTGAACTGCCGGTCACAGAACTGTTCGATCTCCCGGGACACGGAGCTGATCGCCTCGGTCAGGGGATCATCAAACCGGCTGTCCTCCTGCATACCCAGGTAGGCCTTCATCTCCGCGAGCGTCGTGTACGGGTCTCCGAGCGCCATGGCCTGCCTCCCTCCGGTATGCCGTCACAGGCCGTCTGACCTGCGAAAACTCTGTTGATCTTACCCTTGGACCACGGGGGCCGGGAAGCCAGAGGATCTAGCTACGCGGCCGTCTGTGGATTCTTTGTAGCAAAACAGGGTGCTACAAAGTTGCGTTGTTCTGGATCATCAAACGATGCGGCGGGACGTATAGGAATGCGTCATCAAACCAGCATTCCTCCGATGGAATAGGTATGGGAATTAGCGTTCCCGTGCGTGACCGTGACTCGGAACACCGGAGGAAGATTGTCGGACACGGCAAGCTTGGTAACAGGGGTCACAGCAGGAGCGATCTTGTACACCACGGTGCCGGTAGCAACAATCGCGTCCGGGGCAACAATCAAGTCGTAAGTCTTCCCGCTAACCCTGTCCACACCAGAGATCTTTACCGTCAGGCTGGCCGCCGTCACAAACGCCGTGACGTCGATGATCAGATGCAGGCCGTCGTACTCGTAGCCGCGCCCGGTGATCTCGAACTCCTGCGTGTCCGGGGCAGTGGTCCGCGCAGCCGACGGCAGTACCTCGAAGTACGGGGCACTGGACACCAGCTGCCGGATATTGTTCGCCACTGATCAGCTCCCGCTCTTCCGGGGACCTCGCTGCCGGGGAGCCGCTGCCGCAGGTGCAGCCTTGACCTCGGGCTCCGGCTTCGTTTCGGCTTTCACAGGCTCCGGCGCAGCCTTGGGCGCGGCCTCGGGGGCAGGCTCGTCCTGGGGTGCGCGCCGGGTGTCCTCCACGTCGTAATGCACGGTGAGTTCCTGGAACAGAGACTCCCGGCCCTCCAGCAGGGGATGTCCTTCGCGTACACGAGTGACACCCTCCTGGAGAATGACCGACGTACCGTCTTTCAGGCCCACCGACCCGGTGACAACAGCTACATAGATCTTTCCGCTTCCGGCCACGATTCCTCCTTCGGATCGGCCCGAGCTGGCCCCGGCCTACTTCAGGGCCGGGGATGGGTCGATCAGAGGCTCTTCAGGAGACGGAAGGCGTTCGGGTCTATGACCTTGGAACTGTTCCGCCACACGGCATACATGCCGCGCTGGCCGGTCGGGAAGTTGTTTGTCGTACCGAAGAGGTGCGGGATCAGTTCGACCGACATTCCGATCTTGTCCACGATCAGGAACTTCTTGAAGTCCCCGAGAATGAGGAATTTATCGGCCGCAGTGACGATGCCCGCCATGGTCGATGCCTCATACGCGGGGAAGTCGACCAGCCGGGACGGACGTCCTTCCGCAATCCGGGCCCACAGATTGGCGCCGCCTTGGCTGTCGAACTGGCGAACCTTGTTGTACACCGTCTTGTTGCCCAGCCACGACGCGTTGGGAACGTGACGCGGGGGAAGTGCGTCCACCACCCGGTACAGCTCCGCAACGGTAAACGTCAGGGTGACCAGGGTAGTGATGACGCTGCCGCCGACCGCTGCGACACCGGTGACCACACCCTCCGGCTGCGGGTCCACGCCCGTACCAGTGATGAAGGCGGTAGCCTCCTCGACGTTCTTCGCCTCATCGAACATCATTCCGAGCTCGCCACGCATCTGCGCCCAGTCCTGGTCGACCTCGAAGCTGAAGGGCACGAAGCCCTGTACACGCGTCGGGGTCAGGGTGGGCTGTGCCAGCGTCGGGGAGTTGTCGGACGCTTCGAGCGCCTCCGCGCCACGGGCCACGGAGATACCGGCGGACGTCACACCCTGCCAGGTTTTGCCCGCGATCTGGATCACTCGCGCGATCTGCCGGATCGGGTTGACCACGGACGCGTTGGTCATGATGACCGTCGGGTCCAGGGAGAACGGGACCGCGAAACCGCCGGTCGTGGTGACGCCGACCGCGAGGGCCGCGCGCTCCTCGTTGGTGAGGCCATCTGTCTTGCCCGCGAGGGCCGCCTTGCCGAAGGCACGGTCGTAGGTCTCGGAGCCGGTCTGGAGGATCCGGCGTGCGAGATCGCCGTCCTTGGTGTCGTTGCGGCGCAGGAGCTGATCGATGTGCGTACGGACGTTGTCTTCGCTGTCCCGTGCCGAATCGTAGTGATTCATCTCGACCGCACGGAGCGCGTTGTCCCGCATTGCACGGGACAGATCGTCGATGCTGCGCGCGTCCCGGCGCAGCGACGTGATGTCGTAGATGTTCTCTGCGCGCTTCTGCTTGATCACGTTCGGGGCGTGGAAGGGGGTGCCCTCCTCCGTGCTGCCGGATCCGGCGAGTACGGCCAGGCGGGCTGCACGGGCGTTGGCCGCAGCGATCGCGGCCGTGTGCACCTCGTACTCCGCACTGATGTCGTCCCACTCCTGCTGCCGTTCAACCGGCAGCTCGGCGCCGTTGTGATCGGCGTCGATCTCCTGGAGGCGGGTGCGGATCTCGGCCTGGCGCTGCTCACGCTCGGAAGCCGTCATGGTCAGTTCATCGGGCATGGGTGCGCTCCTCTGCTTGCCCGTGGGTGTGTGTGTACCCGCAGAGTGCTTACGCGGCTCCGTGGTGATGCCTGGAGCGGCGGCCCCGGTGCCCGGGGTGCCTCCGGCCACAGGGGCCGGGGTGATGCTGTTCGATTGACCGGTCTTCTGGCCGAACGCGGCGCCGCTCTTTCCGGGCACGTTCTTCGGGTCGGAAACCATGACGCCGAACTTTTTGCATGCCGCCATGATGGCAGCTTTGACCTTGGCCAGATCCTCGGGGGAGTAGGCCGACGCATTGCCCGGCTGGTTGATGTAGGACCACGCCGACTTAGCATGATCCTTCGAGTCCAGTGGGTAGCGCTTCTTCTTGTCCTTCTGATATCCGGGATCAGCATACGGCACGTCACCGTACGGCTTCGCAGGACTGGCCGCTCGATCTTCCAGGACAACCGCAGGAGAGGTGATCTCGGACAGCGCGACGGCATACGCGGTGAGCGACCGGACGTCGTCCAGCGGGGTTCCCACCGGCGGCAGGAACGCAACATCTCCGCCTGAAATCTGGTCTGCCGTGAACCCGGCACCGATCAGCTCCGCGATGACCTCGGACCGCGCGAGGTGGACGGCCGCCGTGCCGGTGCAGGCGCACTCCGCGCAGTAGCAGAGAGTCCCGGCCTTGCACCGGCAGCTATCGATCCGGCCGGGCTCGTTGTCCGCCGGGGTCTGCCGCGCGGGGGCAGCCGCGCGGGTCTCGCGTACGGAGCGCAACGCCTCGTCATACTCCTCCGGCCGCCGCCGCCGCAGTCCGGCGTAGTAGTCATCCGTGGTGGACCGCAGTCCGGCGGATGCACCGGCATTGGCCGGGAACATCGTCGGGCCGAACTCCATGACCCGGACCTCCTTCAGCGTCCGCTCCGGGATGCTGTCAGGGTTGCTGTCAGAGCGCTCCGGCTCGTCGTCCCATTCGTCGTGCAGCACCCGGAACCGGAACGATGATCCGTACGCCCCGGCCTCCAGGGCGGGGATCAGATCGCGCACGTACGACGTGTCCAGGAGCGGGACCTCGTAGGCCGCGCCGGTGGCATCCTCCGCCAGCGAGCGCGGCACCCCGAGCGGCTTGTCCGCCACCTGGGGGTCATGGCCGTGCTCCAGCAAGCACTTGATTTTGTCGCCCGCGTTCTTCCGGCCCGCGTCGTCCTTGAGCGTTTTCTTGAAGGCGCCCGGCGCGATGCGCTCCAGGAACCGGCCCTCGAAGGACGAGTTGATCTCGTACCACTCCCCGAAGGTCGAGAAGTGTCCCTCCATCGTCGGCATGCCGTCGCCGTCCGACCGCAGCACTCCCAGGTCGGACTGGGTCCGGCACACCGGGATGGGCAGCTTCACCGGGGGACCGGTGATGTCCCCGCCGGACCGGGCATTCGGCTTGCCCTTCGCGTCTTTCTTGACCGCATCCGGGAACAGCGGTTCCAGCTTCCCGGAGGAGTCGCCTTCCAGGTCGGTCGGCTCCCAGATGAACTGACGGGGGTCGGCGGGGGGATCAGTGGGGGGGCTCATATGACCACTTCCAGTTTGTAGCCGGTGGGAGTTTTGGCGACAACACGGAAGGATGTCCCCGGCGGAAGGATCCGTTCATCCTCCCCGTATTTGTCCTTGCCCTTCCGGAACGACGGGACATGGGCCGATCGGGTCCCCTTCGGCATGTCGATCTCCAGAATGTCTCCGGGGTTCTCCGGGTCGTACTCCGTCGTGAAAGCCTCAGCTATGTCCTTGAACCCCGACGTACTGACGAACCCCCGGTCAGTAAACGTGCTGCCCACCTTAAGATCCATCTTCGCAGCCCCCCGGTATACAGTCTGGGGTTTGGTGGACGGTTCCTGAATCTGGATCAAGTCATCCAGGATTGCGGAAGACCTGCGGATGGTCTTCTCGTTGCTGCCGCCGGGAAGATCCTTGTGCCGAAGGTACTCGTTGACGTCGTGGGAGTCATCCCGGTACAAGGTCAGCGCAGCCATATGATCCTCTTCGGAGAAGTCCGGACTGCCGATCATCACCCCGGTATCGAGCTTCGTCTCACCGGCCCCGACGTTCCCGGGATGCAGCTTGTGGTACCCGGGTTCCCCCAGGTTGCCATGGCGCAGGGTGACCACCGCAGTCATGTGTCAGTCCCCCTTCGGGGCAGTAGGGATGGGCTGCGGGTCCTGATGATCTCGGTCAGAATACGGGTTCATAAACGATCACATCCCCGTCCTCGCGGACTTTGCGCAACGGGGTGTTGCGGGGGACGATCACTTCACCCTTGGCAGAGCCGTACGGGTTCATGTGGTGGTGCGGGATCATGTGCGCTCCGGCGGGCATGTCGATCCGGATCGTCACGTCGGTGTCCTGGGTCTTGTACTTCGCAGCCACAGCCCCGTACACCGAGGTGGACGTGGGTGCCTTGTCCGTGACCACGGTGCCGTCCGCCCGGTCTCCGTACACCGACCGGGGGGCAACCCGGTACAGCGGGATCGATGCGGACAGAACATGCCGCGCCGCTATCCGGTCCATGGCCGCAGTCATCTCGTCCATCTCCTCGTTGCTGTAAAGCTCGTCCACATCACTTTCGCCGGTGCGCAGGTAGTTGGTCACAGGGTCTGACCAGCCGTCCGCCGAATAGTTGGAGAACAGTTCCTCGTCCGACTCGATCTGGTCATCGTCATCCGAGTTGAGGCGGTAGTAGGCCAGCGGATCGTTCTTGTCCATCCGGCTGCCGTTCTCGACCAGCTCCCCGGACTTGGCCGCCGATCCCGGGTGGTAGACGTAGTAACCGGCGTCAGCCTTGCTGCCGTGCCGGGCACCGGCGTTCCTCTTGGGCGGGACCTCCTTGGGCGGGCTGACCTTGATCCCCTTGGGCACCCCATCGGCCGGGGGCTCCGGCAGGGCAGGCACTGGCGCCGCGCCATCGGTTGTCTGGCCGGGCGGGATCAGCTGCACGGACGTCAGGCCGGAATGAACCAGGACCATCAGGTCTCCGGACACCACGGCATCCCGGGCAGTGTCCGGCTTGAACCCAACCGTGATCAACTTGACGATGTTGGACGCCTGCTCTGTCTGAATCTTCGCGGCTTCCAGGAGATCCGTACGCAGGAACGCAATGTCCCGGGCGTCGTACCACAGACGCACCGTGCCGTTCTGTGCAGGAAGATCCACCAGGGCCTGGTACGACGCCGCGACCGACCGCCACAAGGGCCGCAGGGTACGGTCCCCGAAGGATTCCTTGGCCGACTTGTAGTTCCCGGAGTTCAGGGAAGATCCCTGCATGCCTTCGGAGAACCCGACTACCACAGACGGAACTCCAGCAGCAGCAGCTATTCTAGTCTCACCGGCACCTTGCACTGCCTTGAAATCGATCTGTTGCATGTTCGCACCAACGATGCTGACGTCGGCGCCGCCGCCGAGGTAGATCGTCTTGTACGCGTTCTCGATGCCGCCGTTGGACGCCTCGAACGCTTCCATGAAATCGGAGAACTGCTGCTTGGTCACTGTGTCCTTGAGTGACACAGCAAGCTTCGGGGTGGCCGCGTTGGCGTAGAACTTCGCCTTGTGCTCCGTGGCCTGCTTGTCTGCCTGGATCTCCCGGAGGACCGGGGTCAGCCACGACATGCCCCGGTACTGCGCTTCGGGGTCCGGGATCGGGGACCAGTGCGCCACTTCCCGGATGTCATAGATCCGCGCCGCATCCGGACTGTTGTTGATCCCGCCGGGCCAGTAGATGTACCCCATGACGTCGGATTCCACAGCACGGTCCGGCGGGGACGACAGGATGATCTGCACCCAGTCCGGCCGCAGGCGCCGCAGGCGTCCAGCCTCGCGCGCCACGTAGTGGTTACCGGTGAGGTCCACATCCTGGACTGCGCGGGACAGCAGCTCACCGGTGGTCCCGTTCGGCCAGGGGTATTCCAGAAGTTTCAGAGCCTGGGACCCGAAGAGATCACCGGGCCGCCCATTTTTGATCTTCTGGAACTGGAACCGGGCCTCGGAGAACACCGACCGGCGCGCCTCCATGCAGGCAAAGACGATGCCATTCGATTTATACAGGCCGTTGATGTAGCCGACAAAGGAATTCTCGATCGACTCCGTGTCGGCGCTGGCCGTCGTCCCGGTCAGGGCGTAGTTGGTGCCCTGGAAGGACATCATCTGAAGCCAGTCGTCCATCGAGAGCGCCGGGTCCGCGCGCTCTTCCGGCCGTCCCAGCAAGGACCGCCACAGCTTAGGCATTCGGCTTGGCCTCCCTGCGCTCATTGACCACCGTCAGCACCCCGGCCAGGACCACGGCACCGGTGCCGATCAGGCCCCACGGACCGAACATCCATGTGAGTCCCGCCGCGATCATAGCAACCGAGATCAGGACAGCGGCCAGAGCTTCGCGCCGGGTCATCGGACCATCACCCACGGCTCCGAGGATTCCCCGTTCTCTGCACCATGGTGCAGACCCCATACCGCGAGGGTTGCCGCCACCAGGGGGGAGATGTCCACGGCTGCCCCCGCCTTATCCCAGGCCCACAGTTCAGCCAGCACGCGCTTGTCCGCACCGGCGACGGCCGCCGTGAGGGGAACCTGGTCGCGGTGCACGATCAGATTCGTGCCGCCACGGGGCGGGACCACGGCAGATCCGAACCACCCGCACGACTGCGCAAATTCGCGGGTGGTGGGAGATTCGATCACGAGACCCTCTTTCTCCAACGGGCCGATCAGGGATCCAGCTTGGGATGCTTTGTCGATCACGATGGATCGGGGCTTCCAGCGTTCCGCCAACTCGACCATACGGGGCACAATCCACCGGTCCCCGCTACGGTGATCCAGTTCATCGCCGCCGGAAATCTCGACATGCGCCAGGCCGTCCGGGTTGAGCCCGGCCACGACGATGCACGCGTGCTTCCGGTCGGGGGTCATGTCGATACCGAACGACAGGGGGTCGACCGGGGATGACGTCATGTCGGTGCAGGCACGCCACGACGCCTCATCGATCACACGCCACGATTCGCCTTCGACCGGGTAATCCCCGATCCCAAGACGCTCGCGCTGGAACTCATCCGGATCGAGCTGCCGCCGCTCCGATTCGATGTGCTCGAAGGACAGCTCCGGGGACTCCACACCGCCGATGCGGATCCCCCAGCCGGGATTGGCCTTGGTGTACGAGACGATCAGACGGTTGGTCTTCCGGATCCGTTCCACTTCGGGCATTCGGGGATCGAACGGGAATGGCTGCTGATCATGGACCTCGCAATCCTGCGGGCAGAACTGGCCGCAGGCATCAATGGACCATTCCATGAATGCCAGGCTCTCGTCCGTGCAGACCCGCGTCCCGTCCGGCCGGACCTTGCCGAGGCCGCGCTGACGGAGACGCCCCAGGGCGGTCGATTGCTTGTTCCCAGCAGACCCCGCGAAGATCACCTGGGGATTCGGCACGGCGGACAGGGTCGGGAGGATCGCACCTACCGCGATGCCAGAAAGGATCATTGCCTCGTTCAAGATCAGGCAGTCGCAGGTGTAGCCACGGCCACCGCCCGCCGTCCTGGTCTTGAACCGCAGTTCCCTCTTCGCGCCATCCCTGATGATTTCGATACCCTCATCGCCGTGGGACCGGCTGATCCGGCCCCCGCGCTTGTTGAGGAAGGCCTCAAGATCAGGAGTGGATTCGATCAGCTGGAGTACACGGTTGAAATGCCGGATCGACGTGTCGAACAGGTGTGCCGAGTGGATCAGCAACTCCTCGTCCTCCGCGAGGAACAGACCGAACAATTCACGGGCTTCGAGGATCACATCCTTGCCGTTCTGGCGCCCCGCGATCAGCCCGACGTCTTTGGCAGCCCACCGGCCGTCGGCCCGGACGCCGAGGATCTCGTCCAGGGACAAGGATTCCCATGGATCAAGGTCCAGCCCGGCAATCTCCGCCAATTCGACCGCCTCCTGCCCACGGGATGAGACCCGGGGCGGAGACGTCAGGATCCGGGGAATCTGCACACCCATGGGCGGCAGGACCAGGCGGGGATCAATCATGCGCCGGGCTTACCGTGGCGCCTGCGCCCGGCCTGGCGCCGGGGACCGCTCGGGGTACCGCGCGAGCGGCGCCGCGCCAGCTCGTCATACGCGGACGTCTCGATAGCCTCGCGCTTCGAGGTGTCGATCACTGCATCCGAGATCCCCTGAAGATCGCACAACTGCTTGATCACCCGGGTGGACACCTCGATGGACCGGTTGTCCCCCTTGACCGCCTTCGGCCAGGCCGCCGACATCAGACGGCTCAGCCGGGCCACCTGAAGGTTGCGTAGATCCGCCGTAGTCAGCGACTGCTCCGTACCGGTCGGGGTGATCGCCGAGAACACGTCCTCCACGGCCGCGTCCGGGGAAGCGTAGTGGCACTGTTCCGCGATGATCCCCCAGTCGACCCCGGCCATGGCCAGGGCGACGGCCTTGCGCCGGTCATTCGAACCGGTGTTATCCATCCTGATCACTCTCCGCGAACGAATGTGCGTGTCCCGTGGACTCCAGTACTGGCACGGTCCCCGTCACCTGCTGAAACCTGCGGCATGTCACGTCCACGTACCCGGGGCTGATCTCCATACCGTACGCGGTACGGTCCTCCTGGTCTGCCGCGAGCAGGGTGGACCCGGACCCCATGAACGGGTCGTACACGGTGTCCCCGGCATCGGTGTAGGCGAGCACGAAGAACCGGGGCAGCCCGACCGGGAACGCGGCTGTGTGGCCGGTGGCAGTGTGCGAGCTGCTGAATGTCGGCAGCCGGTTGCCGGGGTACGCCAGGCCCGGAGCCACGCTGTCATCACGTCTCGATCCGTCGGCCCCCTGAGTACCCGCGTCGTGGAACGAATCGCCACCGAGCAACGACGCCTTCCCGCCCTGGCGGTCCTTCCAGGTGGAGCCCCCGCTACCCGGGCCCCCCGCAACGGGGACATTGTCGGACGCGTGCCGGACAGCCTCCGGCCGCATCTTCCAATCGTTCTTGACGAACTGATACACCGGCTCGAACTGGTTCTTGAAACGGCGCTTGACCCACTTGGGGACCCCGTTCCGCTCCCAACAGTATTCGGTGGCGTAGTGCCACCCCCACTGGCGTGCATGGGTGGTGATCAGGTCGAACACGTAGAGCTGGTTGTCCAGCCCTTCCGCCGTGGACTTGATATTGATGAACCATGACCCGTCGGCCGCCAAGTGTTCCGCCACGTTCGCCGCGACCGGGGCGAACCAGTCCACGTACCCGTCCGGAGGAACGGGCGTGAACCCGGAGGTCTCGTCATACGCGCGCTGCGACGCGTACGGGGGAGACGTGAACGCGATATTCACCACCACACCGTCCAGCAGCCGGGACACATCGCCGGGCTTCCGGCAGTCCCCGCACATGACCCGGTGACCCCCGAGCAGCCACACATCTCCGGGCTTCGTGACGACGCGCGCCGGAGGTGCCGTGTCGAGCGCATCGGCTGCGTTATCAGCTTCCAGGTCCACCGGATCCCCGGCATCAACAGAATCCATGCTCCCGATGATCGCCGCGACCTCGTCATCGGTGTACCCGGTCCCGGCGTAGTCGCCCTCCAGCGCGGTGAGCAGTTCGGCCATGGCCTCTTCGTCGTCCGTGGCCAGATCGGACGACCGGTTGTCCACGATGTTGATCCGGCGCGCGGCTGCATCGTCGCACTGGTAGATCTCGCACCGCGCGGTTGCCTTGCTGCGGGCTCCATCCCCGCACAGCGCACACCGGTCAGCCGGATCGGATGCCCTGCCGAATTCGCATTTGCCGGGGCCGTGGTCGATCAGAGCCTGCATGGTGTGGTTCCCGGCCAGCACCACCATGGGGCCGTTCTCGACCTCACGGACGATCAGGGACCGGTACTGCCCGTTCCGCCGGAGGGATTCAGTGATCACACCGACCTTGCCGCGCCGGGCGTTGCCGGGAAACGGGGTCAGTTCGTCCAACGGGATGATCTTTGTGCGCAGGTAGCGGGTCACGCGTCCTCTTCTCGATCATTCCAGTTCCGACGGGACATCGGTCCGCCGGTGTTCCCGGGGCACTGCGATCACCCGGAATTCCCGGGCCACGTAGACCACCCGGGGTTCATCATCCACGATGACGGTTCGTTCATCATCCGACACGGAGAATCCTCTCCTCACGGTCGACCAGGACGGTACGGGGTTCAGTGACCTTGATCTTGGAGAATACGGCACCGGTTGCGGGTGCCAGGATCCCGGCCATAGCACCGGTGACCGATGCGCTCGCCGTCAGGCTCCCGGTAGCCGGGGCCACGGTTCCTACGATGGCCCCGGGGGAATTCACCGACCCGGATGCTGTGCCGGTGACCGCAGCGGCCGTCCCGGACAAGACCCCGGGAACGGTGGCCACCACGGTGAGGGATCCGGTGGCGGCTGCCGTGGCGCCGTCCATCTCGCCCTCGAACGAGACCGCGCCCGCGAAGGATCCGGCAGCAGGCTGTGTGGTCCCCGTAAAGGTGTAGGCGTCGCTGACCACACCCGTGACGGACCCGGTAACCGGTTCGGTGGTCCCCGCCATGGACGACACCACGGACGCGTCCCCGGCCGCCGTGCCGGTGGCCGCATCGGTGGTCCCAGCCATGGTCCCGGCCACGGTCACCATGGCCGTTGCGGATCCCGTGACCGCCTCTGTGGTCCCCGCGAAGGTGTATGCGTCGCTGACCTGCCCGGAGAAGTCCGCGATAACCCCTCCGGTGCTCCCCTCCAGGAAATCCGTGGCTTCTGCGAACCAGAACCCGGACACCGGCCGGGTGATCCCTACCAGCAGAGCATCCGGGCCCTGGGCCGTGAGGGACCCGGTGGCCTCCGCCACAGTGCCGGTCAGCGTGCCGGTAACCGACGCATCGGCCGTCACAGCACCGGTGACCGCATCTGGGGAGCCCCCCAGGACGGCCGCAACGGTGACGGTGGCGGCCCCGGAGCCCGTCGCGGTCGCGGTGGTTCCGGACAGGGTTCCAGACGCCGTAGCGGTGACAGAGACATCCCCGGTCATCCCCGTTGTGGTCCCGGCCACCGTTCCGGTGACGGTCGCGGTGACGGATACCGCGCCGGTGGCCTCCGTCACGGTGCCGGGCAGGGTTCCGGTGACCAGGAGGTCCCCCGTGAAATCCCCGGTCATCGAAGCCGTGGCGCCGTCCAGGGTGCCAGTGCCGGACACCGGGAAATACGGGGTGACGGAGATCTTGACGTACGCCTGAGCAGGCCTGCCACGCCCGAGCCGGACCATGCGTCACCGCCGTTCGTAGTCGGGCCGGATCAGCACTCTTCGAAAACGACGTACGCAATGGCGGTGAGCGTCGCCGCCGTGTTGATCCGGAGCTGAAGGTACTTGGACACCGGCATGACCGGCTCCCGCCCGAGCGGCCACTGCTTCACATACTGCGACGTGGGCCCGACGAACTGGGCATCGAAATACTTGTCCGGGGTGGCTGACACAGGAGCTGTGGCGTTACCCCGGCCGGATGCAGACGGACCCATGGTCAGACGGCTCGCCGTGGTGCTGTCCCCAACGGGCTGGATCGTCGTGGTGCTGTGCGCGATATCGTTCCCCGTGTTGGGGAACGTCGTCGCCGTACCGTTCTGTACCAATTCGCACACCGCCGGGGTCCCAGCAGCTGACCCGTTGAAGGAGACCCCCCATTCCACCACCCGGATCTGGATCGTGGATGGTGTGGCGAGCTGGAGGGCTACCTTCGTCCCTGTCGCATAGGACAGCCCCAACATACTCACCTGCGCCGCACCAAACGCGTTGTTGTACGCCACGTACATGGTCATGGTCAGCCACCCGCGTACGTAGAGACATGACCGTTCAGGTCCGGAGCCTCGGTGTCCCACACAAGCCGGAAATCCACATTGATAGGGCTCCCCCCAGTGAGCTGATACGAGAGGTAGAGACTCCTGGCGCCTAGGTACGCGAGTTCCGGATCAGCGTTACTGAGTTGAATGCCACCGATACCAAGAAGCTTGAACAGCGCTACGTCAGCAGGATCACTGACCACAACACTGGACGAATATGGAACCGGATCATCTGCGACAGGGAACGCAGACATTGCGGGAATGTTCAGAAACCGGGCACCGCTCATATCGACCTCTACGGTTCCATTCAGGACGTACGCAGACATGTAGACCTCCTAGGTCAGTTACTCGCTACCCCGAAAACGGTGAGGATCGCGGCGTCAGCGTTCGCTCCGGCCGGGATGGTCACGGTGGTCCCGGAGACCGAGGCTGCCAGTGCGGCAGCCACCGTGACCCCGACCAGGGTCCCACGCTTCACGACTTGGAACTCCTGCGAGAGGTCCACCGTGTCACCGGCAGTGATGTTGAGCAGGGCGTAGACCGCGTACCGGTCAGCGTCCCCGGACATGTGCCGGAGCGGGTACCGGGTGGGCGGAAGCAGAGCCATGATCAGTCCTCACCATGTCGACGCACGGCGCACCGCCGTGGTGTAGATCTTAGAGCCACTCGGGGGGTCCGGCTGCGGGATCAAGGCCAGGCCTACGAAGGCCCATGCCGTGTCGGCCGCACCGGTGCCTGCCGTGCTGCATGCGGTGACTGCACCCGAACCAAGCTGATCAATCATCAGAAGGCCCGGAACGGAGTCAGCCGCGATGCCGACATTGGAGACCCGCTGGTTCCAGGAGCCGCCCGGCCCGGACAGGGTGTAGTCGGCAGAGTTCCAGTTGTCGTGCACGACACCGGCCACGTGGATACCCATGTCCGTGGCCAGCACACCTGTCAGGGACTCACTGTTCTTCGGGGTGCCCAGGGTCGCGTAGGACGTGGTGTTCGTGGTGCGGAGCGGGGACCCGGAAGAGATCACGCCCGTGTACCGGCACATGGCAACGGATGCGGAGTTGGCCGATGCGGATCCGATGGTGATCGTGTAGTTGGCGGGCTCGGAGGACGCACGGCGGTACCAGACCCGGGTCAGATTGTCGAAGGTCGGGTTGGTGGTGGCGCTGGCCGCGATCGTCCACCCGGACACGGTGGGGTTCTCCGCGCCCTTCTCGACGACCAGAGCCATGATCAGCATGTCGCCGTCCACGGTGCTCCCGGGGACGTTGATGTTCCCCGTGGTGGATGCATCGATCAGCAGCGTCGTGGCGCTCTGGAAGGCAATGGTCATGTGCTACCCCCCTACAGTTCGTCAGACCCGATGTTCGTTGATCCGCAGTCCAGGCACCGGTGGACTACACCCTTCCCATGGCGCCCGGATCGTAGCTGGAGATTCTCCGGCCGGTTGTCCGCCCTATCACCGTTCTTATGGTGCACGGTCTCATGCTTCTCCAGCGGACGGCCCAAGACCTTTGCCATCACCATGCGGTGCTCCAGGTAGGTCTTCCCGTCGATCATGAACCGCCAGTAACCGTTCTCGTCGGTCCACCCCGACCCAAGATCCCTTTTCAGTTTCTCCAGCGGGCCGGGATCTCCCGTGGCCTTGAACCGGACGTAGTGCAGTCGGCAATACCCCAGGGCCCAATGGATGTTCTGACACCCCGTCACCGAACATCCATTGCGCTGCACCCGCATGTCGCCCTTGTTGGACTGCGCATAACGCCACGACTGATAGTGCTTGGTACACATCCCACGGGACGAGACACCCCGGTCACAGTCGTCCGAGGAACAAATTCCTGCGGTCAGGAAAACCCCCTGACCACGTGCTTTCTGGTAGTGGGAAGGGCAGTACCCGCGAGCGCGTGCCGACCGTCCGCACCCCTCAACTGAGCATATTTTCTCCATGGCCCTACAGTACTATGGATACCCCTACCCTGCGGGCTGGGTCAGGGATCCCGCTGTTATGCTCACCGCGACCCCGATTGAGATCGTCGTCGTGTTCAGGATCAGGGTTGCGGATGCGGTTCCCACGTCGCCGTCACAGATCGTGGCAGCACCGATGTTCGCCATCCGGAACCAGGTCGCGGTACCCGCAGCCACACCCGTCGTTGCCCGGGGCACGCCTGCCAGGGTGATGGTGCCGGAAGACGAGGTGCCGAAGGCCGGGTCGTCCAGGGTGAAGGTAGCAAGCAGCGTGTTGCCGGACAGACCGGTGTTGGCGTCGACAGGCTGCGTGCCGCTGTAGAGCTTGACGGTGGCCGCGCCGGACCCGGTGTCCACCAGGGTCTCTACCGCGTCCATCATCGCGTTCCGTGTGGCTGTGGCCAGCCGGAGGTTAGACATGGATCATGCTCCCTTGTTACGGGTCCGGCACCGGACCACCAGAATGGTGATCGTACCCGCGCCGATGCTGAGTCCGGCCGCGCCGATGGCCCGGAGGGGATGACGCTGGACGACGTCACCGGCGCCGGTGGCCGCGAGCGACGGATCCGGGCTGGTGTCCCCCTCACCCCGGAGATCGGCGTACAGGTCCGACCGGACCGCCTGGCCCGGATTGCTCTCGCACCCAATGCCGTCATAGTCCGCGTCCAGGTGCGCCGGGTCGAACCCGTTCGTGATGATGATCGGGGATGCGAAGTCGGAGCAGTTGCGGTCATCAGCCGCCGACGCCAGCGGGGCGGACACGGCCAGGAGCACGGCCGCGATCCCGGCCGGAGCCAGCACAGTCTTGATCTTCATCGGTTCGTCACCCTGACCGTGATCGTACGTTCGTCGATCCGTCCCACCGATGTAGTGATCCGGTTCGCCACGGAGTACGGGTTGCCTGCCGTACCGCCGGACAGCCACGCCGTGGCGGTCGTGGTGCTGTTGCTGCTGCTGTCCAGGACCAGTCCTGCCGACACGGTCATAACAGATGTGATGATCGTCTCCCCGGAATCCAGCCAGTCCGACCAGTCCCATATCCAGTCCAGAACGGCTTCAGCGTCTTTCTCCCAGTCCACAATCATGGTCACCGGATAATCACCTGCCTGACTTCCGAAGGCTCGTGATCGTCATCATGAGCACAGAGTAGCGTGAGCGCCATGAGCCAACGCGCGATCTATCGATATGAAGTGCCGGTTGACGACCAGTGGCATGAGATCATGATGTCCGGAAAGATCACAGGGACAGGATCCCGGCGGCCGGGCGTAGTCGAATTCTGGGCCCTGGCGAGCACAGACCCCGACTACGCATCCCCCCGCAGCTTCCGGGTGTACGGCACCGGCCACGCCCTGCCGGACGATGTCCGCCCGGACCAGCTGCACGGATCCGTGATCGCTGGGGGCGGACTGGTCGTCTGGCACCTGGTCGAACGGAAGATCTAGCGGAGCGGGGCAGGCATGTTCTCCGGCGTGTCGCGCGGGGACACGCCGGACAGGACGTAGAGGAGAGTTCCCGGCTGAGACCCCGCGCCCACTGACGCGATGTCCACCGACACATAGGAACACCCGGCCGAAAGATCCTCCGGCTGAACCTTGAACGCGATCATCTGCTGTACCTGGGCGGTGCCGGTTACAGTCTGGCTGGCCGCTTGAGTGACCTTGGTCCACGTCTCGTCGTTGTCAAGCGTCGTCTCGGTCTTCTTCCAGTACGTGGTCACGGCTGCCAGGTTCGAGCTGACACCGGCCGCCGACAGGGTGTGCTGCCGCAGGGTGAGAACCGGGGGTTCCGCCGCAGCACCGGCCGCACCGATGAAGACCACAAGCAAGTAGTCAAGATCCCCCATGAACTGACGGAGGCCCGTATTGGCCCCGGTGGCAAGGTTAACCGGCGAGATGCCGAGTCCGATGTCGTAGTCGCTTCCGAGCATGGCCGACCCTCCGGGGGTTTTCGGGCTGCGGGTTGGTCATGAGTGTAGAGGGCGCAGTGCATAGCCCCGCATAGATCCTTTGCACCGGATTTCCATGGTCCTAACGATCAGGCCTCTGACGTGCAGCTATCCCTAACTCGGGGCCGGTGGTCCACGGGTACCCGGGACCCAAACGATCGCGGCAGACGGGCACACAGAGCTTTGGATCTCCTACGCGTCGGTAGCATGAACGCAGCGTCACAGATTGGTGACTGTGCGCTCCGGATATCCATGCACAACTCTGCATAGCCGCTGAGCACGACGGAGCCCCCTGCCGTAGATCAATTGGCAGAGGACTCCGGTAATCAGCCCGGCGGGGCTGGTTGGATCACGCCTCCCAGGGCCAGGACGCCGAGCGTCCCGACGCCAGCAGGCCCATCATCGTGAAGAGCTTGTCCGAGAAGCCGCCGACCTCGAAACGGTTCGGCACCGAGGTGTTGATCGATGTCTTGCTGTACCCGGTGGTGTCCACGCCGAACAGCGGAACACTGGCCGGAACAGCCTCGGAGACAGACCCGCGCCAGCTGTTGCGGAACGCCTGGCCGTCGGTCACTACGACCACCCCGGCGTGACCGCTGTAGTTCGCGTGCAGAGCCGCAGCCGTCTCCGTGCCGTGACCGACCTCACCAACACGGTTCGTGAACGCCTCGATCTGGGGGAGCAGTGATCCGCCCTTCTTCAGTCGGTGGACGAACGACCCGTTGGCATACCCGATCAGATCCGCGCCGCCGGTTGCCCGCGCGGCCAGCACGGTGCCGATCATCGCACCCACGTCCACATGCCGGACCGTGGACCGCTCGGAAACCGTGCCGGTCATCGAGGCCGACGTGTCGACCGCCACCAGCCACCGGCCGGGCAGCGCCGGAACGTTCCACACCGACGCAAGCAGGGCCTTTTCCAGGGCCCGGCCCCAGGCCAGCGACGGGGCCGCGCGGTACGCGGACAGGAACCGGTAGGGGAACTGATGTGAGCGGTATACCTGGGCTGAATCGGCCAGCCGCCCGGCCACGATGTCGATCACATCGTCGGAGATCTCGGCCTCGTCGAAGTTCCGTAGATTGCGGAGCAGAGCCATGTACCCCATGGTCGGGGCAAGAGCTTCCCAGAGATCCTTCTTGGGGATCTTAGAACCGACCAGGGACAGGGTGTCCTCCCACGTCATGCCCGCGTCCCGCAGCGCGCCGGTGTCGAGCATGGCCTCCGGGTGATCCACGGCCGCCTTGCGCAGGGCCACGTTGGCACGAACCTTCATCAGCCGGTCGGGAACCTGGCCCGCGTAGCCGTGGCGCCGGTGCAGTGCGTAGGCGAACACGTCGCCCTGATTCGCGGGTGCGGACGCACCCGGCGTCGGGTGGGTCAGTTCGATCACATCGCCGAAGCGCCAGCCGTGTGACGCCGTGTCGTACTTGAGCAACGATCGCTCGTTGTACAGGCGAGCAGTCGCATCGGCCACCCCGCGCTTGACCGGCATCGGCAGATTGCGGCCGTAGTGCTCCGTCCAATAGGCCAGGAACTCGCCCGGCTCGTCGGGACGCTGAAGCACCGCATCCACGATCTTCCGGTTCCACCCCAGCGGCTCGGGGGTGTACGCGTCCGGCCCCGGAGACAGGGACATGGTCTTGGTGTGATCCAGCCGTGCCTTCACGCCTTCGGCCGCCGCGACCAGGGAGGCGGAGCGCATGTTGGCCTCCCCGCGCAGCCAGGTCACGAACGCGCAGAACCACTGCCCGTCACGGACAGCGGCATCCCCGCACAGGGTGGCGAAGCGGGAATCGCGGTCCCCGGCTGCCTCGTAGAACGTCTGCTCGCCGACCATGTTGACCGTGGCCAGCAAGACCAGCTCGGAGCGGGGATCGCGGGTCCATGCCCGGCCGCCCTCGTACGTGGTGGTCTCACTCGTGGTGGTCACCGGTGAGTCGATCTTTGCCCGTGTGGCCGGGCGGTTGAACTTGGTCATGATCGTGGTCCTTCCGGGGACATGAGAATGGCCCCCTTCGGTGTGGGATGAAGGAGGCCAAGCAGTGATGCCCGAGATCACCATGCAATAACGGTGCGCCTTGCCGTGCGGTTTCCCGCTGACGCTGCCGGAGGACCAAGATCCATCCGACGGGATTCGAACCCGATCTTCAATGAAGTACGTCATCACGTCGCATCGGGCATCCGATGCTGGACCTCCCGAGATCACAGGTGGCGGTCGGGATCTTTCAATGCGGTGAAGTACCCGGTTGCCGTCGCAACGGGAGGACGATCTTAAGTTGTCAGAGTCAGAGATCACCATCGGAGATCGGAACGGACTAGGCCCATGCCCTGGCCGGAATCGAACCGGATCGTCTCTTTACCAGAGAGAAGTAACGATCTTCTACGCAGCTGACTCTGTGAAGTTGTTGGACCCCTGATCGCTGGGGGAGGCGCCTGTTCCCTCCAGAGGACTTCCCGGCCCCAGGGGCGTTAGCGGTTCAGTGATCACAATTGGCGGTCCGGGATCTTTTCCACTGAGAAGTACCGGGGTGCCGTCGCATCTGAACCTGGGTCCACCCTACGACACCCCGACCATGATCGCGAGGGGGTTAAGATCAGACTGGCATGATTCTTCATAGCAGACTTGCACCCTTGATCATGTTGCAGCGCCGGTGAGCCAACTGGACGTTCTGCCGAGTGTCCGGACCACCCCGGGAGATCGGCACTATGTGATCAATAGTCGGCCCCCAGTCGTCCAGGCCGGACAACGTCATGTCGACCGCATACTTGCAGATCCCGCAGTGATCCCGGTCCCGCGCCGCGACCCATGCGAGGGTGTACGGCTCCGACGGCAGATCAAGCTTCAGCGCACGGCGCCGCCGGTTCTTGGCCACGTCGTAGTCGGGATGATCCTTGATCCATCGTCGCCGGGATTCCGCGTCACGGATCTTCTTAGCGGCAGACCGGGCATCACGGCATGACGGGCACAGGGGGACTGCCCTGCCGGTCACATCATCCGTGATGCCGCAGTCCGTACAGGGACGGAGGCTCACGAACGGCTTCCCGGTACGGGACGTGTAATGGCAAGTGGTCGAACAGTATTTTGCAGAGTATGAAGGGTAGAAGATCACCCCGCAGTAATCACATGCGTTCCGGCGTTCATTGCGCCTACATGATCGGCATTTCATCTGACCACTGACAGGGGTAGATCCATTCGTCTGCACAGGTCCAGTGCATACCGAACATGATCCAGGCTTCCTTGGCATACCCCAATAGTACCATCGCATAAAGATCTCTGATGGTATGCAGGGCCCTCCGAGTGATCGCATAATTTGCGCATAAAAACCATGATCACGGCCCCCAATATCCGTATTCAGAAATCCATTCAGAACTCTGAATACTCGATCATGCCCCTGACGTGCAGCTTTGTATGATTCTGCATACTCGCGACCTTTTGAGATCTTAGAGAGAAATGAGAAAGAT